TATATATATAAATATATTAAATATATATATAAGATAATAAATCACTTAATATATGCAATTTACCTTGAACCTTGAACCGATAGAGTTCAAAACAGCTTGATTAACGGGTTTCAATCGGTTCAAGGTTAAGTTTTTACCTTGAACTTACCTTGAACTTTTATTCCACTTGTATAAAGTTCCCCCTTCCAAATTCAAGTTTTGAAACAGTGATATTTCTTTCTTCACATAAGGACTGAATTCTTTTCAATATGTTCATTTTCTCACATCCTTCTTCCTTTTTAAAAAATTACTGAAAAAAAATCAGCGAAAACTGTTGACATACTAAAATAAATCAGTATAATAGAATTATAGCTGAATATATTCAACTAATAAAAGAAAGGGGGTGACAACCATCAATGAGTGAATTTGAAAAAGCAATTAGAAAAGCATTGATTGATCGTGACATGAAGCTTACTGACTTGGCTAATTTACTTGAAATCAGTGTCAGCTACTTGTATGACATTCTGAATGACAATCGAAAAGCAGAACACCAGAAGAAAAAAATCATTGAGATTTTGGAACTGGAAGGTGATTTTGATCAGTGAAAAAAAATCTTGTATGCATGGATCGAACAAGTAATTCAGTTTGATTCAGCAGAAGAAAGAAGTGAGTTCATAAGTAGGACAAGGGGTGTGAAGGTTGTTGAATCCTTTAAAGAAGATGGAAAATACAACCTTCATGTCAAAAGACCTTACAACAATAACAAGATGAAGCGAAAGGGGGTTTGAAATATTAGTTTTTCAGAAAGATTGAAGCAGACAATGGTTGAAAGAAACATGACACAAGATAGCCGCTGACTTGGGGATTTTGTGGGGCGGTTCCTGGGAAAACTTCAAGGACAGCTGCCACTTTTACATCAAACCTTAAAGGAGAAATCACATGATTAAAGAATTTTTCACTGTCCAGAACATGACTGCGATTTTCGCTCTTTTAACGGCTCTTTACGCCGTCTTGAAGACCGCGGCTCCGAGAACCCGCACAAGCCTTGACGACAAGATTGTCGCAAACGCAGACAGATTCAAATATTGGATCAGGGAGTATGCGCCTCTGGCTTGGGCGATAGCCGAGCAGCTTTGCAATTCAGGCAAAATAGCCAAGCTGGACAAGTATGCCGAGTATCTGAAGATTTTAAAAGAGGCTTTTCATAAGTCTTTCGGCACAGCTATGACAGCCGAAACCGAAAGCGAAGCCGCGCTTCAGGCTCAAGGTTTGAGCGCTGTTGACAAACTTCAGAAGGCGGCCGCCGCAAACCCTTCTACGCCGGCAGGAGGAAAGGAAGCCTCCAAATCGCAGCCGGCAGCTCCAAAAGCGTGAATCTGGCTTTGAAAACCAGGCAGTTTTTCGCCTCGATGAAGGCAGGCAAGCACAGGAAGCCTGAATTTGAGGCGGGAGCCTTTTTCGAATTTTAAGGAGACCTTTATGAATCCACAAATTCTCGGACCGGCGATTTCGGTTCTTATAGCCTGGTCGGGAATCCTGACAGGCGTCATCAGATGGCTTCAGGGTAAATCCGAAGCCGCATTTGGTGTTGCAGTCCAGTTGTCATCAAGGTTTAGTTATCATATTTCACCAAAGCTGCTTAATGAATACATTGGTGAATAAAAGAAAAAGCACCAAGGAAATTGCAGTTTCCTTGGTGCAGATGAAAAAATATTCTTAATTAAATTATATGTGAAGGGGGTGCAAAAAATCAATGATCAAACTTACAAAGTTATCTGCTGCACTTAAAAACTTGAACTTTGTTGCTTGGATTAAGAAGAACAATCACGATTATATACTTTCAGATTGCTTTATTTTAAAAACAAACCAAGAGATCAAAGGAAGTGCATTGACAAAATTAATATCTTTACTTGAAACTGTTCCCCAAGAAGGTCAAGGAATTCAAAACAGATACAATCACAGAAAAGAAATGACAGAAGTGGAAATGGAAAACTTGCTTAATCTTCTTGAACGTAAAGATAAAAGACCGGTTCATTTTACCAACTTGATTTATCAAACTGACAAGGGACTTTTTTCAATATTCAAAGGTGAAGATTACATCTTTGTTAATAAAAAATATCTTGATTTGATAGACCTTTATGAAAAGAACATTGAAATATATGGGGGCAAAAAATTTTCACCTATTTATTTCATTAAAGACAATGAAGAATTAATGATTTTACCAGTAAGACTTGAAGAAAATCCATGATTAAACTATATCCACACCAGGAACAGTCACTAAAAGAAACTGAAAAATTCAACAGGGTTGCATATTACCTTGAATATGGGAGGGATGTTACATTTGAAATTGAAACTGTATCCACATCAGAAGAAAGAAAATATGGAAATACATTCACAACTGATGATTTTACAGTAAAGGTAGGTGATGCTCAATGCATATCAAGTTATATCCACACCAAGAAAAAGTATTAAATGACACCAAAGACTTTAATCGTGTAGGATACTTTCTTGATATGGGTTGAATGGACTTGGAAAAACCTTTGTTGGAAGTGAAAAGATGAAAGAACTTGGAACTGACCTGAATATCTTGGTATGTCAAAAGTCATTAATTCCAACCTGGATTGAACACTTTAAAAAGTATTATCCACAATATGAAGTCATTGACATGACAGTGAAAAAATCATCACAGTATTTTCTTGAAAATCAAAATCAGATTGGAAAGTGTGTCCTGGTTGTAAATTATGACCTGATATTCAGAAGAAAGTTCTTCCTTCAATTAGAAAATTACACCCTGATGTTAGATGAAAGTTCAATGGTTCAAAATGAAAAAGCTAAAAGGTCAAAGTTTATTTTACAAATGAAACCTGACAATGTGATCCTTCTTTCAGGAACACCAACATCAGGGAAATATGAAAATCTTTGGTCACAGATCAACCTTCTTGGTTGGAAAATAAGTAATGATTTATATAACAAACAATATGTTAATTGGAAGAAGATTGAAGTTGGTGGGTTTCCAATGAAGATTGTGGACAAAGAAAATCCATACAAGAATGTTGACAGGTTAAAACAGAAGCTTCGGGATCATGGTGCAGTGTTTATGAAAACAGATGAATGTTTTGACCTTCCTGAACAGACCTTCATCAAACAGGTTGTTCCAACATCCAAAGAATACTGGAAATTCATGAAAGACTGCATCATCACAGTGGACACACTGAACCTTCATGAATTTGAAGATGATTCTGATTTTTATGGTCGGGATGTCACACCAAGGATTGAACTGGTCGGTGATACCACACTAACAAAAAGACTTTATGCAAGACAGCTTTGTGGTCAGTATAGCAAGTATAAACTGGAAGCATTCAAGGAACTGGTGGAAAGCACCCAGGACAGATTGATTGTTTTCTACAACTTCAATGCAGAACTGGATGCACTTCAACGGATAGCAGCAGAACTTGAAAGACCTATATCACAGGTGAATGGTCATGTCAAAGACCTGACTGCTTATGAAAATGAAGAAGATTCAATCACCCTGGTGCAATACCAGGCGGGAGCGAAAGGTTTAAATTTACAGAAAGCAAACAAAATTATTTACTTTACGCCTACTGATAAATGTGAAGACTGGATGCAATCTAAAAAGAGAATTCACAGAATAGGACAAAATAGAATCTGCTTTTACTATCAGCTGATTTGTAAAAATTCGATTGAAGAAAGGATATATGAAGCATTAGAGAAGGGTGTGGATTATACAGATTATTTATTTCAGGGAAGTGAAGAATGATGCAAAAAGGCTTTGGGATAAAGGAATTTATGAAACTGATTACACCAACAAAGTTATTAAGAACATCATGAAAATAAAAAATTATATCAATGAAAGGATGTTGAAAATGAGTAATGAAATTCAAGTATTTGAAAACCAACACTTAATGGTCTTCAAACAATTAGCAGAAGTAACAAAGACAAAGAAGCAACTTGAAGATCAAGAAAAGAAGATTAAGGCTGATCTTGAAAAGGCAATGGACATTTATGAAATTAAGTCCTTTGAAAATCAATACATCAAGATCACCAGGGTGAATGGCAGCACTTCCACTTCAATTGATTTGAAAGCATTGGGGAAAGAAGAACCTGAACTGTATGCTGAACTGCTTGAAGATTATCCAAAGGTGACAAACAGAAAATCATATTTGACATTCAAGGTGAAATAAAGATGGCATCTGAAAAACTATTTGAAAAGAAAGTTGAAAAATACCTTCATTCAGTTGGTGTTTATCAGGCAGGCATACCTTCACACAGAATGGAAACAGAACAGATTGGATGGTTTACAAAGATTTGGGGTGGTGGTTTCCAGAAATCAGGAATTCCTGACTTGATCCTTTGTGTGAATGGTATCTTCATGACAGTTGAATTGAAAGCACCAAAAGGAAGACCATCTGACCTTCAAAAGATGAATACAGCAAGGGTCAATCAATCAAATGGAATTGGAATAATTCTTTACCCTGATGGATTTGAAGATTTTAAAAAATTAATGAAAGGGGTGAAAAAATGCAATGTTCACATAGCAGAATTGACTGCTTTGAAAAATGCCCATTCAAGTACAAGTTGCGATATATTGACAAAATACTAACTTTACCACCTGACAATGCTAACCATCCGCTTATAATCGGAACAGCACTGCATACAGGACTGGAAAAGGGTGTTGAAGCAGCAATCAAAGAATATTACATGTCATATCCGATCATCACAGATAGACATATTGAAGAAGCAATGAAACTTGAAAGTCTTATTCCAAAAGCTAAGAAACTAGTTCCTGATGGTGAATATGAAATTAAAATTGAAGATGAACATTTTATTGGATTTATAGACTTGTTAGCACCTACAACTGTATTTAAAAGAGAAGTTGAAGTTCCAAATCAATATGACATATACGATTTTAAATATTCAAATAATGTAGATAATTACATGGATTCAAAACAACTTCACTTATATAAATATTTCTTTGAAAAGAATAATCCTGGAAAATATATTAAAAATTTATATTACTTATTTGTTCCAAAAACAAGTATTAGACAAAAGAAAACTGAAGACTTAAACCAATTCAGAATGAGATTGAAAGGTGAAATTGAAGAACTTGAACCACATTTAGTTCAGATTGAATATGATCCTGAAAAAGTAATTGAATTCATGATTGATGTTAAAAATGTGTTGGAAGCAAAAGATTTCCCAAAATGTGAAAGTTATCTATGTAACTGGTGTGAGTTTCAGCAATATTGCGAATCCAATGGGGAAATTGACTATGACATAATTTATCCGTGGGAAAGGAGAGCATATGAAAAAAGGTAATCACAAGAAACTTGAAGGTGTTCGGTTTGGAAATCTAACGGTTCTTAAATATGCCGGAAGGACAAAAGCAAGGCACAGTTTATGGGAATGTTCTTGTGATTGCGGAAATATGAAGGTTGTAAATCAGTCGAATTTAGCAAGTGGAAAAACTCAAAGTTGCGGTTGTAAAGAAGGGTATAGAACACATGGGCTTTCACACCATCGGCTACACCGTATTTGGGTTGGTATGAAAAACAGGTGTTACGATAAACGCACAAACGGTTTTCCCAATTATGGCGGCAGAGGAATAACTATCTGCAATGAATGGTTGAACGATTTCCAAACCTTCTATGATTGGGCTATGGAAAACGGATATTCCGATGAATTGACCATTGACCGCATTGACAATGATGGCAACTATGAACCTTCAAACTGCCGATGGGCAACCCGAACTGAACAAAATATAAACCGAAGAAAGAGAGGTTAGCAAAATGTTACTACCCAAAAATGAAAGAAGAAACATTGAAAAAATAGAAAAGAAGGCAATTTGGATTTATGGTTCACCATTCAGTGGAAAAACAACATTTGCAAATAAGTTCCCTGACCCATTGATGTTGAATAGCGATGGAAATATCAAGTTTGTTGATGCACCTTATATTGCAATCAAGGATCATGTGACAGTTGAAGGAAGAATGACAAAAAGGAAACTTGCTTGGGAACTATTCAAAGAAGTTATTGCTGAACTTGAAAAGAAACAAAATGACTTCAAGACAATCATTGTTGACTTACTTGAAGACACTTATGAACATTGCAGACTTTACATGTATGACCAAATGGGAATTACCCATGAAAGTGATGACAGTTTCAGGGCATGGGATAAAGTCAGAACTGAATTCCTTTCAACTTTGAAGAAACTGATGAACTTGGACTATGAAAATATTATCCTGATCAGTCATGAAGATACATCCAAAGACATCACTAAAAAAGGTGGGGATAAGATTACAGCTATCAAACCAAACCTTCAGGAAAAGACAGCAAATAAGGTTGCAGGTATGGTTGATATTGTGGCAAGGGTCATTGCTGATGACAATATCCGAGTTCTTTCCTTTAAAACTAACGAAGTTATATTTGGTGGTGGTAGGTTATCCACTTCAACAAATGAAATTCCACTTGATTATGATGCTTTCTTGGAAGTCTATGAAGAAGCAAACAGAATTGCAGTTGCACAAATGAAAGGTGAATCACCAAAGAAAGAAGCTTCAAATAAGACCACAGAAGACAGAAAAACAAGAAGTAGAAGAAATACACCACCTACCCCTGAAACTGATGAAGAAGTTCAAGAAGAAACTGAACAAGATGAACCAGTTAATGAAGAAGTTGACCAGGATGAAGTTGAAGAAGAACCTGAACAAGAAGAAAAACCAAAGACAAGAAAAAGAAGAACAAGGGGTGAATAATCGTGAACTATGAAAAATTTATGAAGTTGCTGCATGACAAAGGTCATGTTAAAGCAATGAACACAGCAACATGTTCAGGAAGTGATTAAATGGCTGATGTAATTATTTTAAAAGATGGTTCAGTTGAAACAATATTTGAACCCAAGGATTTCAAATACCTGGTTAAAAAATACATGGGATATGATGCAGCAGGTTATTTTGAAAAGATGGTTGATGAATTACAGGAAGAAGCAGATTATACAGCAGCAAAAGTGAACACTGACCTTGGATGTTATGAAAGTTCACTTGAAAGCAATACAGCTTGTTTCCAAGAAATATTGGAAGTCATGGAACAAATTAAATCCATCCTTGAAGCACCAAGGATCAATAAAAAGAAATTATTCAACTTGGTTGAACAAGTTGAAAAAGAAATAAAAAATCAAATCTAAAAAATATAAGAAAGGTAAAGGTGATTTATAATGACAAAGTTATGGGATAAGTTTGATGAAGCAATTGATACAAAGAGATTACAAGAAGATGTTAAGGAAGCAGCAGAAAATGGAACTGGTTCATTTAAGGAAGTTCCTCATGGTGAATATGAAGTTGAAGTTAATAAGATGGAACTAATTAGATCCAAGAAGGGTGACCCAATGGTGACAATTTGGTTCAAGGTTGTAAGTGGTGAGTATAAAGGCAGCTTAATCTTCTTCAACCAGGTAATCACACAAGGTTTCCAAATCCATATTGTAAATGAATTACTTCGTTCAATGGACACAGACCATGACATTGAGTTTGTAACATACAAGCAATATGGATCACTGATCATGGATATTGCAGAAGCAATTGATGGACAACTTGAATTTGCTTTGAAGTACAGCAAAGGCAACAAGGGTTTCAGCAATTATGAAATCACAGAAGTGTTTGAAGTAGAATAACAATTCAGGGTCAGGGGTGCAAAAATTTTTTTCAAGCACCCCTTCACCCTACACTTCCCCATTATTAGTATAACCAACAGCTTATAAACTTATACAGAAAGGATGTGAATGAAAATGCTCTTCTTCGATTTCGAGGTCTATCCTTACGATTGGTTGGTGGTCATCCTGGATGTAACAAACAGAAAAGAACATGTAATCATCAATGACCCTGATGAACTTGAAAGAGTGTACAAGGAAAATGTCAATGA